AGCTAGAATATGCATCTACTGTATTATCACCACTTGGCGATTGACTACCACATATTAACGCGTAAGACGTACCGGTAGAACCAGATGCATAATATGATCTATTAATACTAAGGTCTGGCACTCCAGATACAACTGATATACCAGCACTATAACACAACCTAGCAACTCCCCCAACGCCTACATAAACTTTCTTAACTTTTCTAGCTATATTAGCAACACCTATGTAGGCTTTCTTCCCTTTCCTAGATACACCACCTACTCCAATGTACATTCCTTTAGCCATCTACATCACCTCTATTCATACACAATGTAGAGGTCACCAGTAGTCAGAGCCGAAGAACCAGCTGTTAAATCAGTTGTGCTAGACTTTATGTTCCTGACCTGCGCTGTAGTTAGTGTTGCTACTGCAGAAGCATTGGCTACAACCGGACCTCCGAATGTGCCATTAGTTATATTACTGGCCGCGTGTGTATGTGATGAGGCAGCCTTACCATTAATCTGAGTCTGTACAGCACTTGTTACACCATCCATATAATTTAACTCAGCCGCAGTAGCTGTCAATCCTAAGTTTGTAAGAGCTGTTGCTGCCGTTGTTGCACCAGTGCCACCTTTAGCAACTGGTAAAGTATCACTTATTGTTTGGGCAGTACCACCATTAGCGGGCATTGATGCAGGGAAGTCTGTAATGTCTGCAACGATATGATCATGGTCTGAAGGAGCTTTTCCATTAACTTCACCTGTTATTGCATTCATATCATTCGCCCCTAAATAATCACCTTGTTGCGTATATGTTGTCACATCTACCAATGATACTGTGCCATCAGCATTATTAATCATTTGATATTTCCTGGCTCCGATGAAAATATCATCTTTATAATCAGTTTTTAATTGTGCCAAGTTACATCACTCCTTTCGTATTAAGTTTGAATGATAATTTATTTCTACCGTAATATTGGCCGTCTAATAAATCATGTAATCTCTTTATTATTGATTCAACCCTATTTAGCTCTACATAATCTATAAAAGCACCATTTTCACTATATTGCATTGTTTGACCTGTGAAAGCTGACGGTATTGTATTGCTTGATATAGTTTCTAAATTATTCTCTATAGCATTTATCATGTCAGCATAGGGTAATCCGTTGTAAGTTTCATCAAGTCCCATGTCTTCTATAATAAAATTTCTATATAAATTCAAAGAATAATCTTTTAACCACTGTAAATTATTTTTTATACGGTTATAATCTTCAACGTTAAAATAATCATTTATTGTCCACGTTATTTTTGGTTCGCTATACATCGACTTCCCTCCTTGCTTTCAATTTACCTTTTATGGAACCGCTGAATGACAGCTGATGTTCATATGATTTAACCATTAAATTAGGGTTAAACTCATTTTCAAGAAATGTTATATCGCCTGTCTCAAGTGCTGGATCTCCCCTATATTCAAGCTCATATTCTTTATCACTTGCATAATAATCTGACACCCAGTTTAAAACATCGACGGCCATGTTATCAGAACTAATCAGTGGATTATTCAATGTTTTAATATATCCCGTGTCGTTTATGACCTTATTATAGAGCGTGGTTGAAGTATAAAACTCTTTCCCCATAACTGTTATGCTAACCACGGTATTTTCAACCGGTAGACCATTTATGGAAAATTGTATATAGTAAGCACCGCTTGAGATTACCGTAGCAACATACCCAGCAGCTGTTACCTGATATCCATGTGAAGCCTTTGAAAAGTAAAGAGTTACTGTATTGTTAATCTGATTAACCGTTTTATTCCCTTTGAATATCTGCTTATCTAGATCAGTACTAAGCGAATACTCAGTTTTGATAATATTAACTTCTTTTGCCTTGTCGAGCTTAATTCCTTTAGGAGTCGCTAACAAATCATTATATTCAATTTTATAATCTGTTATATCACCAAAGGAAATTGAGTTAATATTAATCCTGTTATATGGAACAGAAGTCTTAGTAAAGTTAAATACAATTTTGTCAAAAGGGAAGAATTCATGCTTAATTGAATATGTATTTTTATTAACACCTGCGATATTCAATGTTTCTACCAAGACATTTTGCTTAAATGTTTCTACTGTGAATTGGCTTGGATAATTCTTATCAAAATCTATTGTCAATCCAAAACATATAAAAACTGCTTCCAGTGACAAAGTAACTGATGGTTCTATATCAAAATATCCGTTTTCATCTGAGATAGAAGAGCTGATATAACCTGTTTCTTCTGAACCTTTTATTCTAGGAGCAAAGATTAATCCCTCCAGCTTAGTTACATCCTTTTCAAAAGTTGCAAACTTGCCCTTTGACGAAGACATAGTTATTTTTGACACACTACTTAAATAATGCTGGTTGTCAGACGTAGCTGTAGCTGCAGGTATAAATGATGATTTCAAAATAGGCTTTCCTTCATCGTTAATAGATAAAATGCAACGGCCTGCATTTGCTATAATTTGCAAGCATTCACGGTGCTTTAATCTTGGCAGTGGGTTATTTGTATATATGGTTTTTAAGTATTCATCAATTTCATACATATCTGGCAAGTATCCAGCATCTGCAAATACTAAAACAGCTAAATCATTTAGCGAAATTCCGGACTCGCTATACACACCTTTGTAATATTCTCCTGTCATGGATTCAAGTCCATCAACTGCCTTAAATTTGGCTACTGAATCATCAGCTTCCCAAGATTTTAACTTAAGTGAAGCCAATTTAAACCATTCTATTTTCCCAAAAGATAATTCATAACCGTATTGAACATCAATATTTTGACCAGCTTCAAAGAAATTTAAAATACTCTCCTCGTTTTCAATATTGTATATCCTACTTGTGTTATCTACTGTAAGATCAAAATCCTGTTGTGGTACATCTATTGAAATAAGTGAAATATAAGACTTCAAGTTCATGCTCTTAATATTTTTATTATTAAAGAAAACACCAATACCAAATGTCACATTTTCAATTCGTAGCCTTCTATTTGGATTTTCCATAGCTGTAGCCGTTATTCTAAAAAATGTAGCATTTTCAAATAGATTGTCTGTTGTGTACCGTTTACTTGAATTACTTGTGACAGTTATTACATCGAAATCCGTTTCTATTGTAAAATCTACCGGGTAATAGTCGCCAAATACAATAGTTAATCCTTTTATATTAACTGAAGTTAAATCGATAAAGTTTATTAATATTGATTGTGGTCCTTGTGATATTATCCCATTAGATATGTATCCATTTTTCATATTGATGGGTGCTACTCTAGGAGGAAATAACATACTTCCATTAGCTTTCACAAAGTTTTGTTCAAATGTTGCATAGTAATAACTTCTTTTATTAGTTCCAAAAATATCACTACTTGAAAAATATAAACCATCTGGGTTTTCTAAAAAGCTACTTGATTGGGCTAATTGATTTATTAGCCCTATATTTACATTTATGTATGAATGATTCCTTAGTGGTTGTTTCATTTCAACCGAATATTCATTACTCACATTATGCATATTTATCACCGCCCACAATCAATGATATTACATTTACAGTTCTTATAGACTGTTGGTATACCATTTGCACCGAGTTCTAATGGCTCCGCCGTTCTGTTTCCTGGATACATCTGCAAGGTTATCATTTGGTTATGTACCATGTCTGGAAACGTTACATTGATTACAAATTTCTCGAATTCTTTTAGCATTTCAGACCACACAGAAGCATCGAGGCGGAACCATTGCAATGAATCTATTTTATACTGATCACGGCCTATTTTCTGGCCAACAAATTCAGCATTTGCATTCTTACCGCCGTCAACGAAAGTAGCTACTTCAAATACTAATCCTCTATCCGGGGAAGGAAATGTCTTACCATTTATCTTAATCATGCCTGCCAATTGCTCCACCTCCTATATTATGTGATTAATTCATACCCTGATCTGTTTTTAGCATTCTGAATCATTGTAACAAGAGTTCTTCCATCTACTTCAGCAGTAGCATTAATACCAAATATCGCATCAAGTATTTTAATTAGCAAATCAATAATTCTTTGTAACTGCTCTTCATTCGAATTATTTTGATTTACCATTTTAGCTGCAGATAATGCCATTTCTAACAATTTGTCCTCGGGAGCTACTATTTCGCCCTGGTGCATATTATCACCAATCATAGCGAGCTGTGGAGTATTTGCTTTTACGTATCCACCTTGCGCTAACTTTGGAATATTTACTTCGCTTATTGTCGGAATACTGAACCCAAACGATTTAACTCCAAACATATCTGTTACCCAATCAGGCACATCAATGCTTAAGCCATTCATACTATTAATTATTTTATTAACAGCACGTACAACACCATTTGCCATACTTTCAACTCCACTAAGTATCGAATTGATTGTACCTTTGATTCCATCCCACATTCCATCAAAGAATCCAGTTACCTTATCTTTTATTTCTTGAAATGCATTTACAAATCCGTCTTTTATGTTTTTGAGGAATGTTTCTACTCCATTTTTGATATTCCCTACCGTGGTCTCAATTGATGTTTTAACTGCTTCTATCTTTTCGCCTACAATTTCAACTATCTTATCCCATATAAGCTTAAATGCTTTTTTAATTCCTTCCCACAAAGATTCAAATGCTTGCTTAAGTGATTCCCATGCAGCATCCCAATCACCACGAAATACGTTAACTATAAAATCAACTAAATTAAGTAAAGCATCAAGAGCTCCTTGTATTACTTCTGAAACTGCTCCGCCAAATGTAAAGAATATTTCTCCTGCCTTCTCTATGACATCCGATATAACTGGAGCAAGTTCTTCCATTAACCATGTTATAAAAGGAACTAATACTTCTTCCCATAATACTGATAACTTTTCAATGATTTTCCCAAAAGTTTCTAAAAATTTGTCTCTTAAAGGCACTAGATATTCATCAACAAAAGTAGAAAACTTCTCCGCTAATCCATCAAATACTGGAATGAAATGCTCTTCATAAAGTTCTAGGGCCTTACCAATAATCTCATCAATACCATTCTTGAATTTATCAAAGGCTGGCTTAATATATTTTTCATATGTTTCAAATACTTTTTCCCAGCTCTCAGTGACAAACCCTGCTATCTTATCTGCAACTTTGGCAATTGGATCTAGAGTCTCATCAACAGCTTTTAATATTTCATCCTTGTTATTTAGAACTGGAGTAACTAGTAAATCATATAAATCGGCACCAAACTTTAAAAGTAAATCCGTTATTCCTAACACACTATTAGAAAATATCTCAACTAAACTTGAGGTTATTAATACTGCATCTGGTCCTGTAGCTACACTAAACAACTCAGACAAGAACTCATTAAATTTAATAGTGGTATCAGCGAATTGTGTTCCAGAGTCAAATATGCTAACAAACCTATCTTTTATAAATTGCCCATTGGATGAAAGATATTGATTAATACCAGAAGTTATATTTGTAGCAATTGACGTACCTATGGAGAGTGCAGTCCCCATATTTGAGCCCACTGCCTCTGCATAAGTTGTTAAAAACCTTTTTGCAGCTTGTTGAACCTCTGAATCTGTAAAAATATCTTTAAGGGAACTACCAATCCCTTTTAACCCTTCTTTTAATTGGCTAAAGTCAATATCTTTAAACCTATCAAGAAAGCCTTTTTCGAATGAATCCCCTATTTCCTGAACTAAGCTTTTAATTTTTTCTAAGGCTTTTGACATAGGAGTTTCAATGGATTCTTCTGTCTTATTTTTAACTGCATCTAATCCAGTAATCGCACCACCAACACTGCCTCCGCTTCCACCACTTTCAGAGTCACTGCTAGAACCAACTATGTTTAATTCATCAATTGATGTCGCACTACTTGCTGCTTTTTTCGCTGCCTTTCCGGCTGCATCAGCTGCATTTTCTACTCCGCCAACCGCTGTAGCCGTAGCATCACCAATTCCCTCTACAGAAGAACTTACTGCCTGCGCTGAGGTATCAGCCTTTCCAAACACTTTCGCTGTTAATGTAGAAAATGCACTTGCTACTGTCTGTATTTTCCCTAGTAGCATGTTCATCACTTTTACCACTGGTAATAATGCATTGATTAATCCCTGGCCTATAGATGCCTTTAGACTGTCAAATTGGAGTTTTAATAACCTAACCTGATTAGCCCACCCACCACTGGTACGAATAAAATCTCCACTTGCGGTTGCTAATTGGTTCTGTACAAAGGCATATCGCAATGCAACCTTTTCAGCTTCTGTCATTTTAGCCGTAGTCTTTCCAAAACCATTAGCTAAGGCATACTGATCAAGAGCAGCTTGGGTCATTACCACACCTAAATCTTTTAAAGATTCAGTCTCACCGGTGAATACCGATTTTAACTTGGTATAGGCTTCATCCTGTGTTAAGTTATAAAATGAAGCAACATCACCAGCCAGGCCAGTCAATGTTGTACCCATGTCATAGGCTTGCTTTTCAGTAAATCCAAATGCTTTAGCCATGGAACCAAAAGTACCGGTATATCTCTTTGCCATTGTTTCAGATAATCCAAAACTTGTAGCTGCATTCTTTGCAAATTCATTTACCTTATTACTCATGGTAGTAAAGGTAACATCAACAACATTTTGAACTTCAGCTAAATCAGATCCTAGTTCAATACTCTGCTTTCCAAAATCAATTAATTTCTTTACAGCAAAGGCTGCAGCAAGGGTGGCACCAGCTTTTTTTGCTAAACCGGTGATTCCCTTCATCTGCTTATTAAAACCATTCTGGTTAACTACAAGGTCAAGCCCAATTTGCCCTATACTTTCTGCCATCACATTCACCTACCTTTTTATAGCTAAAGGTCATCGGCTCATAATGGCACTACTTGACGTTTATTTTAATTTCGAATTCTTTTTTGCAATTTTTACCCTTACATTTTACAAAAACACCTTTAGATACTGCCTTATCGTTAAAGCGAATTGGCATTTTATAACCACAGTAAGGGCACGTTACATTTTTTAAATCAATTGTGATCACCTACTTTGTCATAGCTTCAAACATCTTCTCTAATTTAAACATTTCCTGTTCAAAAGTAACTTGATCCATCTTCTGGGCTGACCTGCCTCGCCATTCATCACGAATACGTTTCTGTTCCTTTGTAAATCTCTTTAATATATCTTTGTCATTTTCAGCCCGGATACTAACCAATCTTCCAAGTGGAGTTTCAGCGCTTAATCCACTTAATAGTGCTTTAAATTCGTCCCATTTCATGGTTTTAAATACGTCGGAGTATATCCGGATACCATATTGTGTTTGAAAGCTGGAAACAATCAAATCCCAATCCTCGAATAGATCATAATAAGGGTCAACTACTCCCCCGAACCGGTACCACCTGTAACAAGATCAACTGCAGCCATTACTAAAATCTGAAAATCATTAAATTGTAATTTGAATTTTTCGACTTTCTTTCTTTCGTTTTCATTAAAAATAAGTTCATACATTGAAACAATATCGTTGGGTTTAACTCCACTACCTTCTCCGATAAGCTGCATTATTTTTAACATTGTGGCTGCATCTGAATTAACTTCCAATTCAACATTTTTTATCTTCAATTTTGGGTTCTCTTCAAAACTTAATTTGTCAGATATATCTATTACTTTTCCCATAGCGTCTCCTTTCAAAAAAGAGGGTAGGACTACCTACCCTCATAGATCATAGTCTTTATACTGCTGGTGTAAATGTTGGTTTTCCCTTGCAAAGAACTTCAAATTCTAGCCCGTCCAGAGCTGTTGAATCTCCACCACCAGGAGTGGTTACATTTACGATGCAGTTAAAAGTGACCTTTGCAGTGGATGGAAGTTCCCACTCAAATTTTGTAACAACCTCATTGCCTGACTTCCAAGCTAATCCAGCAACATAATCATTTCCTGGATCTCCATAGGTTCTCTTTCCAGAGAAACTAAAAGAAAGCTTCTTGGAAGTCATCATAGCATCACCCCAGCCTTCTGCTTCCATTGGGTTCCATTCCTCAACTCCACCTTCGATTGATGGTGCAAAGTTTTCCAAGTTTGCTATGATTACCATCTGTTCTATGGTGCTTTCAAGTCCTCCGATACCAATTTTAAATTTATTGTTAAATACCGGATAAGTTTTTGCAGTTTCTGGCATATAACTACCTACCTTTCATAAAAAATATTAATTTCAATAACACGCTCGTATACTTTACTATCATCCATATCAACGTCCACAGGCTCCTCTTGCAGCATCTGAATATAGATTATAGTCGTATCATTGATTGTTACGTTTTGTGTCAATCTCAACAGCTCATAAAGTTTCCAGGCTTCCCTTTCAGTTTCCCTGGCACTTTTATTCCAATGGACTAGTACTGATACTGGTTTTACCTTATATGTGCCGGTATCTCCTATGCCAACTATTGGAGCTCTGGCCTGTTTTAATTGGTATACTCCGATGGATTTTTCTTTTTTATTATCCATCTTCCCCATGTATACATGATCATCTGTGACAACTGCCAGACCAGATATAAAATCTCTTACATCCTCTAAATAGAGCATTATAAACCTCCTGCTCTTCTGTAAAATTCCTTATAGGCATTCTTACAAAAGTCTTTCTGACTTCCGTCAACCCAATCTTCATACCAATGCCCCTTTGCATTGGGGTTCTCATCTGTCTTAAAATCATACTCCGGATGGTAATAAAGCCGGCGGGAATAAGGTGTTGAAGATACCAGTGTTGTTTTACCTTGTGAGATTTCAGAGTAATCAACAAAGGTGCTCTCATTCTGCAAAGCACCGGTATCCCTAGGTATTACCTGCGCTTGGACTACTTGTGTATGTAAGGCTTCAGCAGTCTGTTCCAAGGCTATTGTCTGCGCTCTGGTAAGTTGTTTGATTTTCTGAGTATTAATCTTTACTTTTGAGTTTACCTTCATCACATCAGCTCCAATTTGCAATAGTTAACTGTACCGTCCGGATTTCTTGCCTTGGTGCCCTGGTAGATGATCCGCTCTACCCCATATACTGTTGCGGTACCCCCGCTTAAGGTTGGTAGATCAGGAGCGATGTCTCCAGGAAATAACGCAATGCCGGTTAGTTGCACCAGTACTTTTTCTGCTGTTAATTTTGTCTTGGCGGAATCTTGATAATTACACTTTAAATCAAGACTTACGGATTCGATTGGTTCACCATATTTATTAGTTCCCTCCTGCTCGATTACAACGTGTATATCAGTCTTACAGAACCTCTTGTCTACTAAACATGGGTATTTCATTACCATCCCCCCAAACTCGGCCGGCATAACCCTGTCTCATATAACTTCTGATAGGTACTGCCCTTTATTGCTACACCGTTTTGTATCTTTAGATTCCAACTAGCCTCAAAAGACATACTCACACCATTTATTCCGTACTGCTTTAGGACACTTTCAATATAGTCAGTATTCTCATATTCAAAGTCGGCCAATTCACAACAACATTCTTTGATAATCTCTTGCTGAAAGGTTGTCAAATTAGTAATGCCCCTACCTACAATTCGATTATAGGTAAGAGCATCTATGTGCCTGCTGGACTGTTTTAGGGCTTTATTTTGTTCATCTGCAGGAATTGTTGTCCCTTCGTACTCACTGGTATAATAACTGATATCTGCATAAGGTTCATAGGCCATAACACCACCTACGCTTTCTGAGCTACTCTAATCTTCTTTAGAATTCCATCCTGGGAAGTTGCTTGACCTAAGTCAATATTATTGGTTTCGGCATATGCTTTAAGTTCGTCCAAAGTCATATCGGAAAGTTCGTCATTACTTCCTTTTTCTTCTAATGCATCAATTAGTTCTTTATGCGCTGCTTCAAGTTTGGCATATTCCTCATAGCTTACGGTTTTGCCTTGACCATAGGCAATCGCATTTCCATTATCATCCTTGATATCGAATCCTAAAGCAATATAGTGAGCCTTTTCAGACTCACTAATTGAATAGACTTTATTAGCTTTAATTGCTTTCATTTAAGTACCTCCTATGCTTGAACGTTCATGGCGCAACCTGCCACTTTCTTTTCAAGTAAAAATAGATCTCCAAAGTTACGGTTTTGATACAAATAGCCATCTGCTGTTCTGGAATCTGTACCTGGTGTGAACAGCTTGATATAGCTGTATTTATCCCTACAAACTACACAGGATGTATGGATTAAGATCCAATTAATCTGCTTCGCTGCTATATCAGCTACGCACCCATCTGTAAAATTGTAAGCGGTTTTCATTCTAGCAGCCGGCACCATCTTAATTTCAACATCATCAAGACTATGTACATTTCGGTTAATTGTAGATGCAGTATTTACAGTAATAGTTCTTTGGATTCCTTCTGCAGTTTTAACAATCTTATTCATATTTGGAGTAACGTAAAGAACACGACCTTCCTGTGGTACCCCTGCTTCATCCATAATAGCCATTTCAGTATCAAATGCTTCAAGGAAAATTGTCGCATCTACAACCGTTGTGTCGATTCTTCCTGTAAATGCTACCAATTCCGCATGAAGTTTAGAAAAACGGTAGGAATCCTTTTCAGGAATAGCTTGCTCAGTTTCAAAAGTATTCTGGATATTAGCAACGGATAAAGTAAGATTAGTCTCATCGATATCCAGAGGATCCACAAAGAACTCAATATCTCTATCGTGCTCTAGCTTTTTTGCCTCCCAGTCATTGCTTAAGGTACCAGAATTAAAACCAGGGGTTCTAGTATGGTCCTTATAACCACTTACAGTTAATCTTGGTAATTTGATAACCTGAGCATTCAGGAATTTTACCTGTGGATTGCTCTTTGTTAATGCATCGGAGCAAAGCTCTTTTGCATATTTCTGTTGTAATAAATCTGTAAATTGCGTAGCATAATCATATACTGCCATAAGTTATATCTCTCCTTTTCTTATAATCCGAAGGCAGCCTTTAAAGCTGCTTCATCTGGTTTATTTTCTTGTCCGCTGGAACCACCGCCAATTTGAAAACCTTGATTGGTAGTTGTAGTCGGTTTCAATTGAGGTACATCTTCTAAGACTTTGTTTAATGCATTCTTAACCGCTTCCTGACTCACCTTGCCATCTTGCCCCTTAACGCTGCTTAAGTCAGCCATCTTAAGAACATATGGTAAGGTTTTTACATCAATGCCAAGTCCAACCGCTTCAACAGTAGCCAGTTTTTCAATCTCTGCCTTTTCGGCTAGAGCCTGCGCCTGTGTAAGCTGCGTTTGTATTACATTCACATCAGGTTGGTTTTTGGCTTTCTCAGCCTTAAACGCTTGCATAGCTTGATTTGCTTCTTCCTGACTCAATCCTTGTTGCTTGAAGTAATTTTTAAGGATTGTATCCTCAGTAACTGATTGCTTTCCGCTGATTATATTGGCAAGTTTGTCATAATCAAATGCTGGTGCCGAGCTTTGTTGAGTTTGTTGCTGCTGTTGATTATTGTTATCACCTTGGCCAGAAGCTCCATCTCCTTCAGCGAAAAATTGTAGTTTCATTGGTATTAATGATTTTTTCATAAGTTTTTGCTCCTTTCAGTTTTAAGAGTGTCTCTATTCAGTTTTATGGGTGTCTCCCGGATAAACAGTTTTCAGTGTGTCTCACGTCTGCATCTTTTAGAGTCATAAGCATTTTGGACATAGAAAAAAGCCGTATCTCTACGACTATTTTTTGGGTATAAAAATACCACCTAACCATTTTGCTGATTGGTGGTATTAGAAATCTAAATCTACAAAAGTATTCAATTGTTTTGCATGTTCCAAAGCCTCTTTCAACTCGTCGAATTGATTACTTAAAATACTTAAGCATTTATCGATGTTATCACCTTCTATACGCTCAGATTCAAAATCATCAATTAACAGGTCGCATTCATTATTGATTTTGTCGATTATACCAGTTTTCCAGACCTCGTCTAACCTATTCTGGGTCATTGAATAACTGATTAAATTCTCATCTTCGGTAACACCACTGTGTTCACATAACTCAATACCGGCTGCATTTTTAGGAACTGTTATATATTTATTTGCTAAATCCAGGATACTCACCCCTTATCATTGTTTTTAAAATGTGTAGCAGCTTGAAACTCGCTCTTTGTTCTACCTCTTGTTTTTCCGTTCTCAGTGATATTAAAAGCGGCATTTCCGTTAATATCAAGATAATTTTTCTTAACATCCATACTCATATCCTGTATCCTGAAGTATTTTCCATTGACATCGTAAACTATACGGATTGGTGTTTCAGGGCTGGAATAAATTATTTTACCTTTTGAGTTTACATCGGATGCTTTTGGTTTAGCTAAGAACTTTTTCATAGCCTCATTTAGACTTACACTCTGCCAATATTTTTCATAGTCGGCAGCTCTACCTGCTCCATCTCTCTTAGCTTTTATTATAGCATTATTGTCAGATTTATCAATACCTTTTAACTTATTCTTCCACTCATTAAACTTCTTATCATATTTTTGTATATCATCCGGATCCAGACTGACTTCTTTTAGGTTTTTATACCTCTGCACCATTCTTTCAGCATACTTTTGTTTCTGCTCATCTCGGTATTTATCTGATAATCGGTTAATGTCAACCTGTGACATTGCCTTAGGTGTTGTAGTAATACCCTCAAAATATGTAGTATGACTATCCTTACAGTTTGGATGGTACAGCCCCTTGGCGATGGCTACGCTAAGTAATGGATATGGACCATCAGAAGCCTTACCACCACTCCATACATCATCAATGAACACTTTACCGACAAACGGAAGGCATTTAGGACAAGCAGCACCACGCTTATTCATGATAACAGTGGTGATTCCCCATTCCTGCCGCTTCTCACCTTCGCCTGTGAAGTATGCCCTCTTACTGGCAGTCTGGAGAGCCATCCTTGCATAAGAAGATATATTCACCCTGGTACCATTTTTGTACTCTATGCAGTTAATTCCTGACGACAGAAAATCTTTTGAGGCCATATCAACAGCCTGTTCATATGTAGCAGATCCGGTATTAGCATATGCCTGGGCATTAAAGATAATCTTCCGATACTGATCATTAGCCATTCGGAGCATTGCCACTTCGGCTTTTTGGAAGTCATCCTTAGTTGCCTTTATAAGAGCCTCCAATTTTCTGTCATTAAGCCTAAAAAATTCTGCAGTTGTACTAGCTTTCTTTGAAATGGATTGCGTAGGTTTAAATCCGTTTTTAATAGCCTCTAGTATCTTTATTTCCTGTCTCATGTTTCCTATTTGTCTAGCCTGTGTAATCGCTTCTGAAATAGAATCATTAATATCATTAAATTCTTTTTGATAAGCCTTTTGATTTGCTTTCTTATACTTCTCCATGGCTTTCAGCTGCTCTGCCTGCCACATAGACCACTCTTTTTCTTCGGCTATTTCCTCCACCCTGTGACGTGCCATGTTGCGCATCATGGATTTAATAAGACGGTCCTCTATAGCTTCGAATGCCTCTCCAATATCGTAATCATTCATCGGTATCACCTACCATTCGAATGGACCTTAAAACCCTGTGCTTTAAATTGCCTGGTAAGATTCTTAAGTTGGGTAATACTACTACATTTATCTGCTCTAAGCTCTGCATAATCCTGCTTTTCAATTGCAAAAATACCATAAGGAACTTGATCAGATGCTATTTTTAGCAGCCCTTCGAACTCCATTTTGCCCATTTGGTACATTCGGTTCATTACTTTGACCTTCATCCAGTTCAACTCCCTCCATGTTTACTGCCGGTTCTTCCATTTCTACAATTCCCTGTTCCGCTTTAAGTCTCTTTACCTCTTCGGCTTTCCAATCATCATCCTTGGAGTCGCCATACAATTCTTCAACACAAGCTTCAATACTCATAATGCCTTGTGTTTTACCTTTACCAACTGTTTCAACCTGGCTCTCAAATGACGGATTTGCATATTCACCGAAAGGCACTTCTACTTCAAGGTCTTCTACTGATTTTTTATTCCAGGTATCCCATGCTTTCATGGTTATATCGATGACTTTCGGAAGCGTATTCTGCATAGCTTCTACAATCTTATTCCTAGTATAAAGTGTTGCCTTCTCTTTTTCCCGTTGTGCTTCTGCATTATCCATTTTTTTCACATCAATTCCTAAGGTGCTTGGACTTATTAATCCTTGCAGGCATAGATCTAATGCAGTTATGTAGGTACTTAGATAACTTTCATGAGGAATAACACCCTGAATAAGTTCAATCTTCTTTGTAGCCCCTTCCTGCATCGGGCTATCAGTTTTAATATAACTATTATCAAAGGCATTTGGCTTTAGCACTTCACCGGTGTTTGGATTCCTTGGAAGCATATCTTCAGGAATGTATTCCTTGGTTCTGTTCCTCCTAAGGGCATCCATCCATTGTGACCAGGCTTCATCAAAGGAATCAAAATTATCGATTTTACCATCAAATATACTTTTTCCTCTGCCCTTCCACTTGCTTGATTTGAAAACTTTAAACGGTACAGCCATACAGAACTTATCTGTCCAAGTTACCGGTTTTAGTTCCGCAGTCTGAGGTAATGAAGTAATTTCAACCACCTTCCCCTCACGCTGCAGCTCATAATTGATATAACCGTATCCATAAGTCTCTAAGAGAAGGTATTCCTTCTTGTCATACTGATATATTGTCTTAAATACAATTTCCTTAACCCTGCCCCTGTCATAGTTAATGTCAATCTTGTCGCCGGTATAAAACTCAATGATAGGATATTTACTTAAGACAGTATCAAAGCTTATCTTAAAAGCTCCATCGCCGATATATAGAGTTTCTGTTAGAGCTTCGGCTACAATCTCCGTAAAGCTGTTATCCTCTGCTATTTCATTCCACTCTTTCTGCCTGCTGTCTGTAATTTTAATATCATTCATATCAGCCACGACAAGAGAAGTGAGAACTTCGGTTATCATACCCGGTAAACCTGTATGTATCTTCCTGATTTCAAGACCAGGAGTACATGTGGCAGCCCAGAACCTTGTCCTATCTCCTGGCATCTGAGAATAGAGTTGCGTTAATTCATCAGATTCTCCACGATACCAGATACGATTCTTAATTGCATTCGATTCATAATCTAGTATCTCAGTTATGTGGAAGGTATTTTGCTGTGCCGGCTCTATTCTTAACCAGCTTCGGATTCCACTTTTTATCTTCTCTGCCATATTATCTAACCACCTCACTTCTTTATCACTCCTATCTTATCGCGGTATGGTATCCAACCGTACTGCGTGCTATTTATCATGTGATCGTTTTTATCCTCTGGAGTATTATCTTTATCTTCCAACCAACTGTAGACTTCACTCTCAGTGATGAAGTTTGTACAAGTGTCAACCACATAGAACATAGGCTCCTTACCTGCTTCATCATCAAATGAGAGCCAACCAAGCTCCAAATTAATACGATCTATAATCTCAACTGCCTTATAAGCACCATTGAACATATAAAGGCATTCATTATGAGCTCTCTTATACTTAGCAAACTCTGTAATGGTTGCCTGATCAGCTGAATCTATAAATACGTTCTTTGCAAATCCCCATTCTTTACGGTTACGCTCCAGGAATGCTATGTAATTTACTACTGTATCCGATGGAGCAATCGGTACCTCCAGGCTGGCATTATTATAAACCTTTTCATCCAGCAGCACATATCGACCTTTATTTGTAATCCCAGAGAAAGACATCGCTATGGTATCCGGTGACTCTTGGGAGTAAGATGTATCCAAACCAGATGTAAAAATAATAAAGTATTCATCCTGGTGCCTGTCCTTCTGTATGAACTGCTTGGCCCATTCCTTTGACCTTACATGACGTTTTCTATTAAAATTACTGAATACAAGACCGGTTGCCCTGCCCCTTAAACCTTGTATTTTATTCTTCCACAGTTTTGTACCTTTGGGTACATTTAGAATTATTTGATCTATTTTCTCCTTAGGAAGCCCTGCGTTATGGACAAAAGAAAAGAACCAGTGCGCCCATCCGGGTTTCGGTTCCTCTGTTAACATATTATTAATTTCGTCCGGAGCATCATTCTTATATTCCGGAAGTGGACGACTACAATTAATGTATTCTTTATATACAGGTAAGCTCGGATCATCTGGATTAAGTGTTGCCATTGTGTAATCAGCTCTCATCATAGCTTCACGTACAAAATCAATATCTGCAGTGTTAATCTCGTCTATGTAAAGACATCCATACTGTCCGCCTAAGGCCTTTTGCCACTTCTTTTTATCACCATAACCCATTACATAAACAATCTTATCACCACTGCTAGTATGGTAAAGAATGTGTGGTATCTTTTCATCCTTTGTACCGTTACCGTTGTATTCTGTCAGTATCCCAAAATCATCTACGATGCCCAAGTCTTTATTGATAATATTCTTTTCAGCTGTACCGGTATCCTTTGCAGCAATGATATGATATTTCTTCTTACTCTCAGCCACCAGGAGCATAAACTTGAAGATTCCTACTGTTGTTTTTCCTGCAGCTGTGGTTCCCTCCAAAAACTCAACTGGAGCAGTGTGTTTGATGAAAGCTTTATATTTATTTGACAGAATCAAGTTTTCCTGGCTCAATCTTAACCACCCCTTAGCTGTGCGATAATGCCGTCAAGCTTATTCTTTTCTTCATTTAAGTTAGTCAGTTCAATTTTATCCTTAAACATACCTAAATGCCTACCCAGGAGTTCCAAAGCCTTAACCTTATCACAGGTAGCTACCTCAATACCGTATTTGCCTTCCTTAATGCCGGCAATGGCTTTCTTCTTATCATCTGGGAGCTTATCAGTTGAAATAACTTCTACTGCTTTATAAGTTTTTACCTTGCCGGTATCCGGGTCTATAACATACTTTCCATTAGATATAATCGGCTCGTCTATTACTTTGGCAAAGTCAGTACCTTTAGCAAAAGCAATGGCTGCCAGCTCATTAAGAACCTTGTCCTGGGTAATTTCTGTTCGTTTTTCCCGGTCCTTTATTCGTTGTTTAATATATTCTGCAACCTTAACATTTCTTAACATTCTTGCCCCAGCAGCCGCTGCTGTTTCATCGCTCTTAACTGCTTTATAGACTGCCTTATAAGCCCTGGTGGCATTAAGGTCTATCAAATATTCATCTGAAAATAACTTTTGTTTATTTGTTAATGCCATCAGGCTCACCTCACTTTCAGCAATAAAAAAAGAACCAACAATAGGTTCCAACAATCATGTGTATAATATTATTTATATTAATTTATCTCTAAGTTTAATTTTTTAATTATCACCTAAAAACAGGAACTAAGGCTACTGCGCGCGCAACACCTTGCATCTTCGGTAAAAATTAATCAGATAGTTATTTCTTCAATACTACTTTAACCTAAATATCTTAAAGATAATAACTATATTTTTTAAAAAAACCATCATATACCTTCCTCCTTAACGTCTTTGCTAAACTATATGCGCTAATAGAACAAGATATTCTGACTATATTATAATAATCCTATTATATCATATGAGCCTCAATTTCATAATATGCGTATTGTATATTATTATTTACAATAAAAAAGCACCCCGAAGGATGCTTCTACGTTTATATGTATTTTTACCTAAGTTTGTCTATAATTGGTTGAATACTTTCTCCAAATAACTTTACAGTATTATAAATTAAACTTACATTTTTTATGTTTTGAGGAATTTTCAAAGCAAATTGTTTAATTCTTTCAACTGCAGATATTAGTCTTATTTTTTTTGGTTTTTCGTTTTTTAATTGTTCTTGAATTGTATCTATATCATCTAATACCAATTCATTATTTAATCCACTTCCAGATTCGTCTAATAATTTTCTTAAAGAATCTAACAGTTCATTTATATTTTGCAAATCCTTTCCAGAAATTATAGATGTAACATTACCATCTGCAACATTTAATGCTGTAGAATTATTATTTCCAATAACATGTTGATTAATATTTACGCTTTTGTTTTCCATTTTAAGTTCTCCTATATTAAAAATATTGACCTTAAATTGATTCAATTGTTGAATAGACAAAATATCATCATTTTTTTTACTTGGTTCTCCGAAATCGTTAAAATTACTTTTTATGATTTTTTTTTTACATAGTCTTTATAGGTTGGATTTATATAATACACTGGATAAATATTATTATAAGAAATTTCTATTTCATCTCCACAAATTTCACAATGAACTTTTTTATTAAATAAATCATCGTAATTATCCAAAGTATCTATAATATTTAAATCATCCGAACACCTTATCTCATATCTTAGTTCTATAACTCCATCATTTACTAATTTGGAAAGTTCAATTACTATTAAGTCTATTGGTATATATAGTTTTCTACTTATAGTTTGAGGATAAAAATAATTAACTCTTGACTTTCTTGCTAAATATTCAATATAGTCTTTTATTTGACATAAGTTAATATTTAAATCGGACATAATATACCCCCTAACCTATTAAAATATTTTATTTCTAATATATTCAATTACATCTTCCGTAACAGAAGATCTAAAAACAATATTATTACTTTTCAATCCAACTTGCATGGTGTATAATATGCCATCAGCATGCGTAGCAAAACTAATATAACTCTTATTTTCGATGATATAATCTTTCAAAATAGTATATAAAGATTGATCACTCATATCTTTATCACTATTCTTTTTTATACCCATACCCATGCTACCAACACCTGCTAATAGTAAAGCTATAATAGATAAATCTTCAGTATCATAATTCATACTATCAAGAGATTCTACAAGTTTAACACTATCTTTATCGTGTAGATAATCGTCTATATATTTTATAATGCTAGCTAATGCACTTTTATCGTCTTCTGTTAATTCTAATGGCTCGCTAGGGATTGCTGTCCAGTTCAAATATCTTCCATTTTCTAAAGAATTTTTAAATGAATTTATATCTCCAGAATATTTTCTTAAAATACTTACTTCAGTTATATTTACTAGCCCCAGATCTCTAGACACGATATTTTCTATTCGATTGCATTTTGACTCAGGACATCTTATTTCAATCCAGCAATTATCAATGTCGATTTTAACTATTATGCTTCTAATTTGTTCTTGTCTATATGAATTTATTCCATTTGTTATTGTCTTATATCCATCTGATATAAAAATTTTAAGTATATATATATTATTATGATTAATTACACATGAAACTGTATCAATCTTATCCGTTCTTGATAAAATACTTAAATTATAGCCATGCTCTGGTTTTTGTAGCTTTTCTTTCAATATATCTTTAGTAAAATTATCATCATATCTATATTTATACCATTTAACAGAAACTTGCCCAGCTAATATTTTATTTGTAATTTTATTATTAACTGTTTCATTAGATTCTAAAATATTAATATTATTAAACAAGTAAACTCTCTCATCTAGATCATCTGGAAAATTTAAATCAACTAACTTTTTTATTTCATTTACTTCATCCAAAGTTAAATTCATGAAATCTGCCTGTGTATATAAATTTTTATCCATATTTGCTCCCCATGCAATTCTTTAGTATTTAATTACTATAATATACCAATTCTAAAAATATGTAAATACTTTCGTGAATTTGAATCAAAATATTTGATATTGTAAAATAAAAATAATAAAACTTAAAAGGCACCCGTACTTTATAATTTCCGAATGCCTTTCAAATATGGGGGTAAAATAATTAATAAAGGCCCTGGGGAGGGAGTGGGCTTCGCGGATTCGAACCGTTATCAGCTACCTAGGATTGCAATGCTATTTTACCATTAAACTATCAGCCCGTAGATTAACTTGTTGTCGTACAAGTGTTTTCTGCCTAAACGCTATTTTCTACCGTTTGTAATCTCGTTTGAAATAGTAAGTCAACTATGATTAATCAGCCACCGGGCTTTTACACCCGGAAGCCGTCAGGAGGTTGAACAATCTGTCCAACTTTCTAGCTTAAATGATATCACAGGATAAATTACTTGAAAATAACATCTTTTTATCATATTTATATCAGATAATTTCTATCCCATCACTTCCAAAAATCCTTATACTTACTGCCTTTGTCACCTCATTAACCCATCTTCTTACCGTTACAGCACTTGTAGTCAATGCTTCAGCTTCTTCCTCAAACGTAGTTCCTTTTACTAAACAATCATAAAGAGCATCATACTTGTAAGGCATGTCTTTTAGATCATATTCATCTTTCGTAAGAATTAATGCTTTTTCTATATGCGATATAACAATTAAACTTCTAAGCTTACTCTTACGAATACTGTTAATATAAACCTCTTCTTCATCAGTATAGGCTTCTAATTGATTAGCTTCTGAAATTGCTTCTTCAATACTACTTTTAATTTTATTGTAGTTTTTAAGAAGAAGTTTAGTGTTGTGTAAGGCTTTCTTCCTACGTTCCATTTTTTCTTGCTTCGCATATTCCCTTATAGCTTTTTTAACTGCTTTATCTATCATATCGTCTGCTGTTTGTTTATTCAATCTCTCACCCCTTATTGTAATGTGTGTATCCACAGTAGTAATCTACTCTGCCACTCTTATTCTTTTTCTTGTATGTATAATTTCCTCTGGACATATTTAAATTG